AAAATGCAATTAAGAACACGAATTAAAAAAGGAGATACATAATGAGTGATGGTATGACAGAAGTATTTAGACATAAGAAGATTGTTAGAAAGAAAATTAACAAATATGTCACTTTATTCTTAGATAACAATGATGACATTGTTATTATTGAAAACACATTAGGAGGACCTCAACTTACAAATCGAATTTATTTAAAGGTTAAAACTTTTAATAAGATCATAAAAGCTTTAAAAGGAATGACTAATGGATTTTAAACATGAAATTAAATTACATTTGTTTGGAGCTGCTTTACAGTCTATCATAACTAGAGAGGGCGGACTACTTGTAAAAACTCCTAGACAAATTGCTGAAGAAGCTATGAAGTATGCTGAAGCTTCTACTGATGTATGGTTTGCTAATTTAGCTTCAACAAAGGATAAAAATGATGAGCCCGCTTAAGTTAGGATTGATGGTATATGCACTTGTATTAGGATTTGTACTTGTAAGAGCATTATTAACTGCTATACATTACAAAATAGTAATATCTCTACTAAAAGAGGATATTAAGGATCTTATTAAACCAAAGGAGAACAAAGATGAGTAAATCAAACACATCTAGTGCTGGTGGCAATTGGGCTACACGCACAAAAACAGCAACTAAATCAGTACCTCTTTCAAAGAGCACTGGTGATCGTGGAGAACGCCGTACAGCGGTTGTAGAATCTTTCACGCCTAAGTCTTACAAGACTGGAAGTTTTGGCGTAGAAGTGAAATATTCTGTAGCTGGCTTGCAGCGTCCTGTGTACGAAAATATTGTCTTGACAAAGCTGTCTGACAATGGTACTATGGAACCTACGAAATATGGTGAAAGTAATCTTAAACGAAGACTTCAGGCATTCGGATTGGATAGCGAAGCTATTAACGCATTCCCGATTCCTAAGTCTCCTAAAGATGCTGGTAACGAAGCGTATGCACTTTCCGGCGCTCCCGTTGCCATTTACCTGGTAGACGAGGAATACCTTGGAAAGCCAACTAAGCGTGTTCGAGCGGTATTCCCTGCTGAAGGGTAACTTATAGCCGTGAATGTGAATCGGCTCGATAGCCGTGGTCCCGGGCTTATACGGGACATTTTACTTACATGAATTATAAAATTATAAAATCAGTAAGAGAATTAAACGAAGTACTTGTCGAATGGCAAGGTCTTCTAGCATGTGATATCGAGACACATCCAGGGCATATTTTAGGAATATCACTTGCACCGGAAAAAACAAAGAACGGCGTAGTAGCTGTTTACATACCATTAAAAGTTTATGACAAAGAGACGAATACGTTTATTGAGGCTTGCGATAAAGACTTGGCACATCATATTGGAAGTGTGTTATTGGATTATCGCTTGGTTGGTCATAATTTTACTTACGACAAAAGCCATATAGACAGGCAGTATAAAGTAGACACTCAATGGGCAGCAGATACCCGTATTATGTGGCACTTAGCGTCAGCACCAGCAGGTCCCAGGCCGTATGGGCTTAAAGATGCCCAAGTGGAGCTGCTGGGCTACGCAGAGAAAGGTAATACAGAGCTAATAGCTAATATAAAAGCAAATGGAGGTAAAGGAAAAGGCGAAGACATGCATTTAGCTGATTTAGAAGTATTAGCTAAATACGCCGCTTTAGATGCCCACTCCACTATTGAATTGTATAAGAAATTGTCACCATTTTTTGATACCAATGATTATTGGTGGATGTTAGAAAAAATGATGCAGTATAATATTTTGCTGCAGAAAAATACAGACCTTGGCGTAACAGTTGACGTTCAAGGGTTAGAAAAATCACATAATAGATTATTAAGGGTGAAAGAAGCTGCCAAGGTTAGATTCCAAAAGGAGCTAAAGAATGAAATTGCGTCCCTCGAAAAAGACTGGGCAGATCGTAGAATTGCCGAGTATAAACGAGAAAGTAACAAGGCTTGGTATGCTAATCATCCAGAAAAATGGGAAAGGTTTAACCTCAATTCTGACTCGCACAAAAGGGAATTGTTTTTTGAAAAGCTCGGCCATACTCCCACTAACTTCACTGAATCAGGCAAACCTAGTGTGGACGGGGACAGCATCAAACGAATCCCAAGTAATTTTGTGGAGGCTTACTTAAAATATGAAAAAGCTAACACCTTATCTACTAATTTCTCTGGACCTTATTTGTCAAGTTGTGGAGATGGTAGGCTCCATCCTGGTTTTAACATTTGCGGGACTGTGTCATATCGTCTCAGTGGTTTTAAGCCTTATCTTCTTAACGCCCCTTTTGATGAAAAAGTTATACTTAAAAACCTTAAATGTGATGAAGGCTATGTTGGGGTACACGCGGACTTATCGGCAATCGAACCAACAATTACGGCGCATTACAGTGAAGATCCCTCACTCCTCAAAGTCTTCAGGGACGGGTTAGGTGATATTTATCTTGACTTAGCTTTAGAGCTATTTAAGAATGACAAGGAATTGCACTATGGGTATAATCCTAATATACCAATCACAACGGAAGTTAAAGAGAGATTTGCTAAGCAGCGTAAAGTCGCTAAGGTTATTCAGCTTGCAGTACAGTATACAGGTACAAAACACACAGTGGCTAAAAACCTTACAAAAGAAGGCATACCGACTACTGTCGAACAAGCAGACGAATACGTAAAAGCTTATTGGCGTAAGTTTGACGCTGTCAAAAAGTTTAACTACCAATTACGGGAAGTTAATAGAGATCAAGGTTATCTTAGAAATGTAATAGGGAGGATAATACGTGTACCCGATCCGGAATATAAAGACTTATCTAACAGATTTATACAAAGTAGTGCGCACGACGTACTCGTACTATGGGTGCTTAGTATCTACCGGCGTTGCAAAGAGGAAGGCATTGAAATCAAGCCTATCCTACTTGACTGTCACGATAGTACCAGCAATCAAGTACCTAAAGAGCAAGCCAAAAGACTCAGAGAAATATATGGAGCCACCCTCAACGTTTTAAATCATGAGTTAGGCTTGTGTGTAAAAATTAAAGCAGAAGCAAAGACTTTTAATACCTTAGCAGGTTTAAAAAACGAAGAAGAATAATAATTGACATTATGATAAAGGTTTGTTATAATGTTTTAACAATGGAGAACAAATGAAAAGACGATCTGGAAAACAATTAATAATGGAACTAATCCCCTTAGTTCTGTTATCGATAATGTTAGGAATGTGTGTTAAATCTCGTGGTTCAGAAGTAATTATGTTATCTGAGGAAAACACAGTAGCTTTAAATATGCCTATTTTTGGGCCTACCGTAGCCACTGTGCAAGAGCAATTGTTAGAAAAAGACAAGAACCTGAGAAAAGGTAAGCCTATTTATCTTGTTTTGAATTCCCCTGGTGGAAGCATTCAAGATGGTCTTAACATGATTGAAGTGGCTAAAGGATTGGGACGTCCTGTCCATACTATCAGTCTTTTTAGCGCAAGTATGAGCTTTGTTACTAGCCAAAAGCTTAATGACAGGCTTGTTACAGACGCCACTATTATGATGAGCCATAGAGCATCCGTAGGAGGAATCGGCGGTAATATCCCAGGTTCATTTCTTACATTTGCTAACTTCCTAGCTAAGTATCTTTCCGATATTAACAAAGGAATTGCGCAAAGATCCGGTATGACTTTGGAAGCTTATGAAAAGCTTGTAGCTGATGAATTATGGATGAATGGTGATGAAGCTATCCGACTTAAGTTTGCTGACCGTAAAGTTAACTTAAAATGTGATAAATCTTTGTCAGGGTACGGTCCTGTTCAAGAGCTTAGTCTTGGATTCTTTTCTGTAAAGTTGCAATTTCACAAATGCCCTATGATCACTGCTCCTAAGTTTGCCGGTGGAGATCAGTACATAGCTAATTTGTTAGCAAACGACAAAATTGAATTCATTAACCGTTATAAACATTTACTTCAGTAAGGAGGAATCGTGTGGACTACATCTATAGTCTTTACTCTGCTACCGCTAATTATGGCTCTAGCCCTCATTTTCTGGTACTCAGTGAGATTAACAGCGAAGGGTTTTGCTCTCTCTACCAGGTTACGAAGGGAACCGCAGAGGCGATTGAGCAGGCAGGAACTACTAAGGGATTTAAAGGTGTTGTATGGTCAGAAAGGCTCTGGCTCGACTTCGACAACGAAGACGCCGCCCGAAGGGCCTCTAGCAAGTTGAAAGGAATGGGATACGATTATGTATGTTATACGACTGGTAATAGGGGTTTGCATTATGGCATTCTTCGCCATAATAAACCTAGCCATCTTTTGCCTGCACTCGATAAAGCTTGGGTTAAAGCGAATTTCCCAGAAGCAGACATCTCGATCTACACCCATTTACATCCGTTCAGAATACCGGGAACCAGACACGAAAAAACTGGAAGAAGAAAGGAACTCATCTCTGCTAGCCCTGGAATACCTCTCGTGCTTCCCCCACTTAAAAAAGAAGAGATGCAAATTAGTTCACCTGGACAAATCGAAGGAAAGAGCATATTTGATTGTTTTCATGTGATGGCAAACACTGTACCAATTACTAGTGGACAAAGACATGAGACTATGGTAAGATTGCTGTATGCTCTTAAAAACGATGCAGGCGTACCAATGGACATAGCAATGTGGTGGACAGCAGAGTGGAACAAGATGCTGAGTGAACCGAAGGAAGAGCATGAAATCGAAAAAGCCGTACGATCAATATACGAAAGATGAAATTGATAAATATCGATTTCAGTTTATAAAAAACACTCTACGACGAGCCAGCTATAGATGGCCTTGGCGAAGCGTAGCGACTAAACGAGCATGGCTCGAATGGGGAAAGTACCAATGCGAAAAATGCAAAAAAGTAGTCCCGGCAAAAGAAAAGCAACTAGACCACACTCTGCCCGTAGTGGACATAAAAAAGGGATTCGAAGGTTGGGACAAGTACTGCGAGAGACTGTTCACCGACTCCTCGGGCTTCAAGGTCCTATGTTTAGAGTGCCACGAAAGCAAGACAAAAAGGGAAAACACATTACGAAGGAAGTATAAAAATGAGTAAAGTATTAGTCATAGCTGATACGCAAGCACCTTTTATACATCAAGATTATCTTAAGTTTTTAAAGGCAGTACAGAAAAAGTATAGTACTACAATTACTATACACGTAGGTGATTTAGTTGATCATCACGCTTTAGGCGATTGGGATCACGATCCAGATGGGTTTAGTGCCGGTCAAGAGCTTAAAGAAGCTATTAAACAACTTACACCTTTCTATAAAGCATTTCCCAAGATGCTTGTATGTAAAGGTAATCATGACGAGCGTATCTTTAGACGAGCCATGAAGTATGGAATCCCTCGGGCGTATTTAAGAGAATACAGAGATTTTCTCAAGGCTCCAAAAGGGTGGAAATGGCTTGATAAGGTAGAAGTAGACAATGTAGTGTATAAGCATGGTCTTGGGTACTCAGGTGTCCAGGGAGCTATAAACGCCGCTAAGGACGAGCTTAAATCGTGCGTTATAGGTCATTTACACGCTGATGCTGGTGTGTTGTTCTGGGCCAATTCCCAAGTGCTATTATTCGGTATGAATGTAGGCTCAGGAATTGATAAAGATGCTTATGCTTTTGAGTATGGAAAGCACATGCGTAAAAAGCCCATCCTAAGCTGCGGAGTTGTTATTGATGGCAATCCCGTGCTTGTCGTAATGCATCTTAACAAAAGAGGACGTTGGACGGGTAAGTTATGAAATGGCTAACTGAACTAAAGCTAACACTCACTCAATGGATAGTTGTATCTTTATCTATAATTGTGGGCGTATTACTAGTAGTTTTTGATCTTAAAAACAAAGAACTACGTGCAGCTAAAGTTAAGTTAGCAGAGAAAGAGCTTGACATAGCTATAGCTAAAGATTCAGCTAAAATTAAACAAAAGAAGAAAAAGCTAAAAGAAGCTAAAAATAAATTGAAGGAGGTAATGTGAAAGTGAAATACCATAAAAGTCTACCTATAGTTGTTATTGAAGCAATTGATCATTGCATGGACACTCCTCGCAATTTGAGAGAAGATGTGATGAAATTTCACGTTACAGGCATTTTGTTTGCTGAGACTAAGGATGCTTGGTATTTAGCAAGCTGGTTATTTATGAAAGACATCAATGATGCCAATAATGAAGGCTTTATGATTGTCAAAACTCCTGGTGCTAAATTAACCGTATTAGGGCATGTAAATAATGAATAAACTAATAATTACATTATGCTTAGTATCCCAGCTAGCTTTAGCTGAATCTAAAGAATGTAAAGATTATGTTAAAGCTTGCGAAGAGACTGTAGCAGCTCAAGATAAAGCTATTGACAATTTAAAAAAATCTGTTAAGATACTTAAAGAAGAGTTGGAACAGGCCGAAAACAAAACTCCTAGTTGGGTAGTGCTTGTAGGAGGGATAGCAATCGGCGTAATACTAAACTCTACTATAAGGAGATAACATGCTTAGATACTTTATTGTTTTAGCGCTATTCTTAGCCAATGTTGGATGCGGAAGAAGCGTATGGCCTGCTCACATTAAGTTTAATTCTAATACAATGAGCCCTGATGTAACTTTTGTTCTTACTCAGTATGTAAAAGACTTAAATAAACTAATGGATCAAAAGGTGTTAAAGTTTGATTCAGACACCGATCCTGATTCTCTTAGGTCTTACACTATCTTTGTAAAACTAGCTTTAGAAGATGTAGAGGGTAATAAAGCTGGTCTAGCTGAGGTAGGTCCTTATGATTGTTTTATTACAATCTATCCTTTAGCTTATAGGTCTGATATTGTTAAGACTGTGTTATGGCACGAAATTGGCCATTGTGTTGGGTTAAGGCATATTGACGTGGGAAGAGAGATTATGTCCCCTGGTGTGGGACATTTTAGCTCTTATCCTGAGCAAAAGATTAGAAATTTCCGAAATGAATTCTTATTAATGTTTAGACTTCTTCAATAAGGTGATCTAAATGACTGATTCAAAGAATAAGTATTGTTGCGCAGGAAAGACTAACTTATACGAAATGTGCGCTTACTGTTATAACTCTTTCTTTGCCGATCCTGATGCCTTTGTGCCTCAAGATGAGTACGATTCTTACCATGATGCTGGTATATTTACGCCACCTGTATGCGAATGCGGTAGCGAAGCTGCAGGAGGAACTACTCATAGTCACTGGTGTCCCAAGAGCCCTTCATGAGGATTATAGGTGCTAAAAACAAACAAGACCTCACTCGTGGGGATGAGGAAGCTTTAATAAGAGCTGTGTACGAAAGCACGTCTTTGCATAACATAAAGAATATAAGGTTTATCAGGTCTATACTTGAAAACCTGTTTATCTTTAGAGAGGATCAATATGACCTGTTAATGCGGCGTATTAAGAAGGAATTCGATAAAGGGAGGATAAGTGAAGATTAACTGTAAAGAATGCAAGGAGGAGACAGAACATGTGGACCAAGGTAGCGATATTCGTCCTGACCGTAGGTTTTATTGTACAGTGTGTAGGAACACCAACCCAAAACCATTGCCCAAAGACGAGGATAACAAACAGGACAAAAAGGTGGACCGAAAACGATCAAAAGGTCTTAGAAAAAGCTAAGATTAGATGCAAGGAGATTTATAACGACGCTCCTTGTTTAAAAAGATTTGAAAAGTTAGAAGAGTTGAGGTATACTGCTAGGTGTGGAGTGACAAATGACTGAAATTATATTTATTTGGCCTGGGGTTTTTCAGGTTTGGCAAGACGATGTCCTAATCTACGAAGGAACCTCTTATAAAATGGCTCAACTAGCCACAGTACCGTTCTAAACAGGAAATACTTAAACATCATTACAGAACATGGCCTTTTCAGCGGCTCGGCGCTTGACTAGGCCATTTAGCTTTTGACCTCCGGCATACACCCACTTATCAAACTCATGGGAAGCAGCATTCTTCTTACCTTCCCTTAAAAGCTTATACATAGTGCTCTTTTTAAAGGCTCCTATGCCTATATTGTATATAAAACATACAAGGGCATCAAATTCATACTGCTTTAGCTTGTTTTCAAATAGATTGGTAAGCTCTAAGCCTATATCTAGGACGTGGGCCATTAATAGGTAATCGGCTGTCCTTTGCGTTATAGTGAGCCCAAATTGAATGCCTTTGCCTGTGGTACCCCATCCTATGGTCCATACCCCAGCAGAGTCCTGGTAAGCTTTTAAACGGCAAGATTCAAACCTTTTAATTAGGTCTATAGCCCTTTCGGAAGGAATCATTTTTTATCTGATTGATTGAGCTTGTCTATGAGCAAGTGAATTATGGACATGCCAGAGATACGCTCAATATTCTCCATTACACTTTTAAGCTCGGTAAGTCCTATAAAACCGGCTAAAACTTTGACAATAGGAACCGCATCTCCTGTCATATATTGCTCGGTAAGGAACCCTAGCATAATGACGGCCTCATACACAGTCGTTTTAATGATTGTGCGCTTAAGTCCCGAAGAGGTGATCCTCTTCTTCTCCTTTCTAGCCGCCATTATGCCTGAAATCAAATCCACCACAGTAAGCACCATTACGGTGATTAGTGTAGCCTTAATGGGCATAAACACCATTGCTATAGAAGCTAAGAATGCTGTAAACTTTTGCATTAGGAAAATGTTACCGTCTCAGAAGAAGTTGAAGTGGCTGTAATAGTGTATATCTTATAGCCAGGTACAGATGTGCTCACTGAGCTTGTCACACCTGCTGAGAAAGTAGCTGTACGTGTATCGGGAATTTTTAGTATAATTACGCCCGAGCCACCATTAGATCCCATAGAGTTATAGCCACCGCCTCCACCGCCTCCGGTGTTAGCAGTGCCTGCTGTATTGCTAGCTCCTGAAGCATTTCGTCCGTTACCGCCTCCACCTGTGCCACCTGTTCCACCTGCGCTGGCTCCCCCGCCTCCTCCACCGCCTGCATAATAAACAGCAGAACCTGTGATAGAGCTTTGACTACCAATACCGCCATTTCCTCCGCTATTACCTGCTCCATTGCCTCCAACTGCACCAGCACCGCCACCGCCACCTGCTGCTGTAGCTCCGTTAACAGCTAAACCTCCGTTATTACCTTGGGAAGGAGTACCACTGCCTGGTGTACCTGAAGCGTAAGAACCGCCATCTTCTGTTCCGGCACCGCCGCCACTTCCACCTGATCTACCGTCTTTGTTAGCAGTGCTAAAAGCTCCACCACCCCCGCCGCCTGCGGAAGTGATTAGGTCAAATACAGAATTTCCACCGTTAGTGCCTTTGTTTGAGGCAGCTCCACCTGTACCGCCTGCTCCAACGGTTACAGTATAAGGTATGTTTAGACTGACTGTATAATCTACATCAGTCCTAAATCCACCAGCTCCCCCTCCACCAAAGTCACCTCCACCGCCGCCTCCGGCGACGACAAGGTAATCTAGCTTTAGGCCAGCTTCAATCTTTCTAGCAGCTATAAGCCTTAGAAGATTCATATTAGTATCCTAGGGCGTAAGTACCGTAATAGCTTGTACCATCATAAAATAGATTTATAATATCTATCTTACCAGTAGTATTAGAAAGGGTAGGAGCCCCCGCTGCACCCCATTTTACGCTTACTGGGAACGTAATAGTTCCAGGAGTAGCGCCCTGTACAATTTTGAGCAAATATGCTCCACCGGTGACAGGATTAGAGAGGGTGAGGACAAGAGGGCCTGCTGCATTAATAGTAACTTGTTGGACAGGTCCGTTTGCAAAGTCTAAAGTAAAGTTGGCAGCTTTTGTGCCAGCATCGTATAATTGCGGAGTAAGGTTATAGTTTTGTGTGGGAAATCCGCTTAGAGTTCCGGTAAGAGCATCGTATACAGAGTTTTGTGTAGGTGCTCTGTTGATAATACCGTTATTTATTTGGTCTTGGGGTTTGATAAATGACATAAAATTCTTTAATTATAAGGGATTGCTCCCCGTGGTGCGCGGCCACAGGGAGCTTCCCAGGTATTAGATGATGAACCAATTTGTTCCGTTAGAATAAATCATTACTGATTCATAAGGAACTACGATTAAGTAAGAGGCTTCTCCATCAATAAATTGTCCAGCTGGTGGAACAATCGCTATTGGGTTAGAAGAGCTTGCTTGACCGGATTCATCTTTGACGATGAACATGCGTCCAGAAGCCATAGTTACAGCGGATGGTAACGAGATGGTTTTTCCACCAGTTACCGAAGTTACGCCTACGATATGGTTCTGTATTGCTATTGTCATGCCAGAAGAAGTACCCTGATAAGGGACTCTTTGACTTCGACCAAATATGATACCCAAAGCTGGGTTACCATTGATCATAGTCTGACCGCCTGCAGTAAACGCCATTGAAGACGAGAACGCAACGGGACCAGTCATAGAAGAGGTACCATCTAGCTTTAATCGAGCATTATCAGCAGCATCAATGTAAGACTTTGCAGCGCTTACGCTCATTGCTTGATCTGTTTGAGATCCAGCACTTGAGTTAACTACTGCAGCTGTCTTTGCACGAGCATCTGTGAAGAACAGTTTTGAACCTTCAGCAAGATCTGTACTTGACTTTCCAGAGAAAGCAGTATTAAATCTAGCTTGAGTGTAATACAGATTTGTTCCTTCAGCTAAATTGGTAGTCGTTTTGCTTGCAAAAAGACCATCAATATTGCTTTGAAGTGTAGAATCTGCAGACTGTAGCAAGGACACTTTGCCATCTACATACGATTTAGTAGTAGGATCGGCTTCCAATACATCCAAACGTCCATCCAACGCATTATCTGCGCTGTTTACGTACGCTTTAGTGACTGGATCGACTTCTAATACGTCTAATCGTAAGTCAAGAGCACTGTCACCAGCTTGGCGATCAGATACTTCTTGTGCTAATGCAGCATTGTTACTTGTAACATAGCCAGCAAATGCACTGTCATTAGAGGTGTCAACACTGTTAATTAAACTGACGATTTCGGCGAAAGAATCCTTATCGGCTTCAGAAGCAGATAGGATTGCGTCGATTCGACCTTTTTCAGTGTTTACTTGTCCTTGTAGATCAGATACTTCACCATCAACATAAGTTTTAGAGACAGGATCTAACTCAAGAACATCCAAACGCCCGTCAAGAGCGGATTGGATACCATCTACATATGCCTTGGTAGTAGGATCTTGTTCGAGCACATCGAGGCGTCCGTCTAACAGCCCTTCAGCTGCCATCGCACGTGACTCTTCTGCTTCGATCATTCCTTCTACACTTTGAATTGCAGATTGACGATCAGAGATTTCTTGTGTAATTTGTCCTTGAAGATCACTTACTTCTCCATCCACATAGGATTTTGTAGTAGGGTCTTGCTCAAGGATGTCAAGTCGGCCATCAAGAAGACCTTCTGCAGCCATAGCGCGTACTTCTTCAGCACTAACTGCGCTTTGTCTGTCAGAAATTTCCTGAGTTATTTGTCCTTGGAGATCTAAAACTTCCGCATCAACGTATGCTTTAGTCGTAGGATCTTGTTCCAGAACGTCTAAGCGTCCATCGAGCAAGCCTTCTGCGGCCATAGCGCGTGATTCCTCACCGCTAACTGCAGATTGTCTGTCAAGGATTTCTTGGCTGATTTGGCCTTGTAAATCGCTCACTTCGCCATCTACGTAGGTCTTGGACACTGGGTCCAATTCCAAAACGTCGATTCTAACGTCAAGAGCTGAGATTTCTCCGTCTACATAAGCTTTAGTAGTCTCGTCTTGCTCTAAGATGTCCAATCTGGAATCTAAAGAAGACTGTACTCCATCAACGTATGTCTTTGTGACAGGATCAGCTTCTAAATCGCTGATTCTGCTACTTAAAGCAGAGTCGGCGCTTTGACGTGCAAGCTCTTCTGCAGTTACAGCAGAAATTCTAGCACTAGCTTCACCGCTTACGGATGAATCTACATAAGATTTAGTGACAGGGTCAGCTTCAAGTACGTCGATGCGAGCATCAAGCGCACTTACAGCAGACTGTCGATCAGCAATTTCCTGATCAACTTTGTCGTCCATTGCTCCGATTTGGTTTGCAATGGTAGCAGCAAAGTTAGCATCTCCACCTAAAGCATCAGACAGCTCTTTCAAGGTGTCTAATACTGCAGGAGCAGAGTTTACTAACGCTGCAATCCGTTGATCTGCGTAGTCCATTGCATCTTGCTTGGCCTTACTGATAGATCCGACTCCGGATCCTTCAATAACGTCTAAGCGCAATTGCATTGCACTGTCAGCAGACTGACGGGAAGACTGTTCACTGCTGATGCTTAAGCTCAGAGAGTTAAGATCAGACTGAACAGCTCCTTTGGCTCTTTGTGATGTAAAGAAAAGTTGGCTAGAGCCTTCAACCAACTTATCTGTATTTCTAATAAATGCCATTTAGGCTATTCCTTAAATA